TGGCAGATCCTCTAATGTTTCTAATCCCTGCACAGTGACAGAAATCTGTGCGCTGGTCAGGGCATTGATGCCTTTGATTTGATTGGCCTGTAGACCAAATGCTATGGCCGCTTGTCCCTGTACATAAGGAACCACGAGATTAAGTCTGTTACCTAAAAAAGGAAGATCTTTATTAAGTGTAGTGGCATCACTGTAAACGTGATAGGTTTGGCTACCAATTTCCACTACAAAAGACATATAACTATTGGGGAAAAGTTTGGCTAGATCCAATAAGTCTGCGACTGTGGTAAAGCCTGTGGTTGTACAGAATAAAATTTTCTGGATCTGTGCTAGATCATCCGTTTTAAGGGTAGTAAATGCCACATACAGGGTCGCTGTGGTCTGTGTATCTGCAGTAGCGCCTGGAACACTGATGGTATTGACTGTAGCGGCTGACAATCCTGCCAAAACGCAGGCATTGACCACGCAGGGCAATAGTCCATTTCTAGATCTCAATGTCTGCAGCAGAGTCAAGGGATTTCCAAAATTGATTAAATTATTCCAATCCACGGCATATCCCACGTTAGCCAAGTCTTGGGCAAAGGCTGATAAATCGTCTGACAGATCGCTGAAGTTGCCGGTGATCAGTGCTGTCTGTCCGGGAAAAGCAAACACCGGATCATACAGCCCGCTGTTATTGGCTGCTGAGATATATGCTGTGCTCTGGCTGATATATCCGCTGCTGGAGAAAATAATCTGTGCAAACTTACTGAGATCTAAATTTCCATCAGTATTTCCTATTAGATTTGCCGCTCTATCTAAAACATAACCTGACAGACCTGTAGGGTAAGTCGTTACATTTGCTATACCATTTGCGGGAATGGCATCAGTCAATGCTGGAAAATTGTTACTGCCTAAGACTTGTAAGTTTGCCAAAGTAGGGGCATTCAACACTGAGATAGCGTTAGACACCAAACTTCTAAATTGATTGACTATGGCGATGGACTGATATGCATCAACGTTATCTATCAAAGCCGGAGGTGTGCGTATACCTTGATTAGTCAGTAACCCCTGTCCAGCAGTTAGTGTGATACCAGTGTATTCTGCAGCCATGATTATCCTGCTACGACGTCGGGCGAACCTTCGGCGCGAGCGTGCCCACAGGTATCAGCATTGCCAATTACATTTACAGGAATACCGCCTGCAATGACATTGGTCAATCCGTTGGATGTCACAGGTCCTGCGTGTATACCAGGAGCATGACCTGACACAGGTTTGCCGTTGACGCTGATAGGTTTGCCGTTGACGATGACATTATTAACTCCGGCAGTGACCTTGCCACCACCCGAATCTGCATCACCGACTCTATTGACTGCTGGCACGATATTATCCTGTAATGATACTAGGCTTGGTCACAGGTCTAATACCTGTGGTGCCTTCGATATAGCTTTCGGCAATGTCTTTGCGTGTTTCGCTGGGACCAATTACTATAGCCGTTTTATTCAATCTTGCATCTTTATCAAATGTTGCGCTGAACATACTCTGTGTCATTCCCAAGCCTTCACGGCTGGGCACCAAGGTCAATGGTTTAGTAATCCTAAAATTTTCATTGGTCTCATCAATGATGCGGCAGATCAACTCTTCTCCGGTGATCAATTTAAAAGTATATACAGTCTGTGCGTCGTAAGTCATAGTGTTCCTAGGTCAATGGGTGTGCTTAACCTGAGCTGTAAGTCATCATCGGATAACTTGATCAGGCCTGAGTAACCGCCTTCTACAAACAATTCGTTGCCTATGAAAATCTGTGGCACTGTTCGCAGACCCATGGCCTGCAGACGTTCACGTGCTGCATCATCCTCTTGTACATTTACTTCTGTAAAAGGAATCTTTTTCATCCTGAGCCAATTTTTAGCATTGACACAATGAGGACAGACATGTTTAGAATAAACGGTTAACATCCTTGCTCCTTGTAGTTATTATGTAATTATGCCTGTTACAGGCTGAAGCCGCGGAAAGTGTCTTCCGTGACGTCTTGTTTAACTGCCCCGATGGTATAACTGGAGATTTCGGTTTCCTGTGGTGCTACCTGAACTTCGGCGCCGGCGATCCATTTACTGGTCCAGGGCAAGGGATTAGAACCGCCTTTGAAAGGACTGGGCAATCCCACTGCTGTCATACGTTTATTGGCTATCCATTCAACATATTCATTCAGCAGTTTTTCATTTAGACCGATCATGGATCCGTCTTTGAACAGATAGTGCGCCCAGCGTTTTTCTTGCTCGACTGCGCTTAAAAACAGTGCTGTACATTCATCTCTGGTTTCTTCACGTATTTTAGCAAAGTCGGGATCATCCGTGGGCAGCAGTTTCAGTAGGGTCTGTGTTGAACCCAGATGTAGATTTTCGTCTCTGCAGATCAGTTTAATAATCTTGGCATTGCCTTCCATCTTTTTCAACTCCGCAAAGGCCCAGGAACAGGCAAAACTGACATAAAATCTAATGCCTTCCAATACATTTACGCTATTCAAGCACAACCAAAGCAAGCGTTTCAACTGATACAGATCAACACTGACTGTCTCGCCGTTGATGGTATGCTGACCTTCTCCCAACAGTTGATAGGCCTGTACACCCCGAATCAAGCGATCATAATATTTGCTGATCTCGTTGCCGCAATCGATGATATCTTGGACTTCTAACATTTCATCAAACACTTGGCTGGGATTGGGATATACGTTTCTAATGATATGCGTGTAACTTTTACTGTGTATGATCTCGCTGAAACTCCAAGTTTCGATCCAAGTTTCTAGTTCAGGTAAAGTGCAGATAGGCAAGAAAGCCAGATTAGGACTGCGGCCTTGAACTGAGTCCAGCAGTATCTGGCGCTTGAGATTACTGGTGAAAATGTGCTGTTCATGTTCTGTGAGGTCCTTGAAATCTTTGGCATCACGTGTGACATCTACTTCCTGTGGTTGCCAGAAAAAACTTAACTGTTGCTGTGTCAACTTTTCAAACTGACGGTATTTCATGGTATCATAGCGTTGCATACCCAATGAACCTTCGGGGTCTAAAAAGGCAAGACCAGAGTCGTGACTCTGGCGGCGGAAATTTAATACTGTTGGATTAGATCTTACAGGCTTCACAGTCGTCCTCATCTTGTACGATAGTTGGCGTTTCTACTATCTGTTGTTTGTTTAATTTCTCTACGTCGATCTCGCCTGCACCGTCGTATGTGTTAAAATAGTATAGTGTTTTTCCACCATACTTGTAATGCATGACCAAGTGACGCATCATCTCGCTCATTGGTATTTTGTCTTCGTCATAGAACTGCGGGTTATAACTGGTATTGACACTTATGGCTTGATCGATATACTTCTGTAGCACAGCCATTATTTTCAAATATCCTTCCGGACTACGTTGATCCCATAACAGTTCATATTTATTTTTCAGTTTACGGAATTCAGGAACCACTTGTTTCAACACACCATCCTTGCTCTGCTTTACAGAAACATAACTGCGGGGAGCTTCCACGCCATTGGTAGCGTTGGCAATCTGTGCTGACGTTTCTGATGGCATCAATGCCATGAGGGTAGAATTACGTATGCCGCCTGTGCGTAACTGTTCACGGAGACTGTTCCAATCTAGATATTCTCGATGTGGCACCAACTCATCTACTTCCTGCTTGTAAGTGTCTATGGGCAATACTCCGTCGGCATACTTGGTTTGATCGCTCATTGGACAAGCACCTTTGATAGCGGCAAGATCGGCCGATGCCTTGATGAGATAATAACTCCAATGCTGTGCCCAACGATCTACCTCCGGCAGGCAAGCAGGGTCACTATAGGTATAATCATTTTTAGCCAACCAATAAGCAAAGTTGATGATGCCTATGCCCAGGGGTCTGCGACCTTCTGTTGCGATTTGTGCAGCCAACACGGGATAGTCTTGATAGGATAACAAAGCATCCAGTCCGTGTACAGCCAATCGGCAGGCAGTTTCCATTTCTTCTGGATTACGGAAGGCGCCCCAGTTAATGGCACTGAGTGTACACAATGCGATCTCACCATGATCATCATTGATTTCATTTAAAGGTTTTGTAGGCAGTGTGATTTCACAGCATAGATTGCTCATACGCACAGGAGCAACATCAGACTTAAATGACGAATGGCTGTTGGCATGATCCACGTTCATGAGGTAGATACGTCCAGTGTCTTTACGTTCCTGCACAAATGCGCTGAACAGATCCACAGCCTTAACTCGTTTCTTGCGTAGTTTGTTATTGCGTTCGGCTGATTCATAGAGCGTGCGGAAACGATCTACATCACTGAAAAATGCTTCATACATCTCAGGCACGTCGTGCGGGCTAAACAAGGTAATGTCTCCGCCGGACAGTAGTCTTTCATACATGACTTTGTTAAACTGTACACCATAGTCCATGTGACGCACACGGTTTTCGTCTGTGCCTTTGTTGTTTTTCAGTACCAATAAATCTTCTACTTCTAGATGCCACAAGGGATAATACAGTGTGGCTGCTCCGCCGCGCACACCACCTTGGCTGCAACTTTTTACTGCTGTTTGGAAATGTTTGTAAAAAGGTATGACACCTGTGTGGTAAGCATCGCCGTTGCGGATAGGACTGTTGAGTGCGCGGATGCGACCGGCGCCAATGCCGATGCCAGCACGCTGGCTCACATACTTGACTATACTGCTGGCTGTGGCATTGATGGAGTCGAGACTATCGTCGGTTTCGATCAGCACACATGAACTGAACTGTTT